CGCCTATGGGCGGGGGGCACCCTGAGGGTTGGAGAGCCCCAGTCGTCTTTGGACGACGAGATTGCTCTCCGGAAGGAAGGGAGTGAGACACTCCCCTGGTGCCAGGTTGCTGGTGGTGCGCTCGCCGCGGCGCAATGCGTCGATGGCTGCGGCGTAGCGCTTTTGCGCGTAGAGGTGCGAGGCCTTGCGACGTGCGGCCGCGGTGAATCGGGTTTTGGCGGCAGTCGAATTGATTGCCTCCTTGCCCGTGACACCGCGAGCCGCCTTCGCTCGGCCCACGTGCTCTGCGCGCAGCCGGTTTGCTCGGCGTTGTTCCTCGAGTGTGAGGGCCGCACGTGTCTTTGCCATCGAGATGGCCGTCTCGCAGGAATGCGAGAGGTCCTCGGCGGCAACCACACGTTGCGCGATCTCTGCTCGAGCTTCGCTGAGCTTCGGCCCGGACCGCGAGCTGCCGGGTCCGCGCGTGCCGGCTTGCTCGAGATACACTTTGGTGTTCTCGGCAATACGGCGCGCTCGGTCTCCGATAGCCCGCGGCTCGGTTGGCGCTGCGCCGCAAACAGCGAACGCGCGCACCGTCGCGCCGGTCGCGGCCCCCTGGCCCGAGCCTCCGTCTGCCAGAGCCCCAGGCACCAGCTTTCTTGAGTGGAAAGCCAGGTGCATGGCGGTGAGGCGGGCGAGGGCCCGGACTGGAGGGGTCGCGACGCGCAGCCCGTTGGCGACGTCGCGCAGTCGATCGACGCTGGCGAGGCCTCGCTCCACGGTGACGCCTGCCACGCGGGTCGTAACTGCACTTGCTTCGGCAAGGCAGACACGTTCCTGCATGAGCAGGCGCCATCGGCCTGTTCGCCGTGTGAGGCGGCCGTATTGCTCGCAGAAGACGGCCCCATCGCCCCGGAAGCTCTTCGTCTTGTTGACGATGAGCCCCAGGGCAGCAAGGTTGGCTTCGTAGCGATTGCATACGGCCTCCGGCCACACGGCGACCAGGTCGTCGCCGCATACTGCGAAGGAGGCCTTCTGAGCACCAGCGCTGAGCGCCGCGAACCTGTTGAGCAGTGAGAGTGTGACCCATCCGGGTCCCAGTCCCATGAGTGCTCCACAGGTGACCGGCGCCGTTGCTGCAGGGGTCCACCCGGCATGTCCCTCGGCGGGTGCGAGTTCGAGTGATCGAACTCGCACCGTCGAGGTGATGTGCCGGGCGACCAGCTGCAGCCAGCGTGGTGCTTCGATGGCCTCCAGTGCTGCCTCGAGTCCGTCTCGGGCCAGATCGTTTCCGATGTGGTCCGTGGCGGCCGAGAGGTCGGCACTGTATGCGACGACGGGAGCGTCGCCTCTCCAGGAGAGATCGACGGGCGCGTTTGCCAGCATGGCTGCGCTTTGCGGCACGCTGCGCAATGCGGCCAGCAAGCATGCAGTGGCCCCACGTGCGGCCCGGACGAGGTCCGGGTCGTGGCGTGTGATGCCACGCAGTTTGCCGGTCGCATCTGCGACAGCGGTGACGTCGCACTCTGTGTTGTCGCGAGCTGCCAGACGTTCGCACGAGTCCCGCAAGGCGGCGAGTGTGCTGAAGGAGGCCCGGAACCATCGTTCCGGATCCCCGCACACTCGCTTGCCCCCAAGGGCTCGGCGTGCGTCTGACAGTCTCGCGCTCCAGAGGGCGACTGTCGCGAGGCTGGCCGCGCACTCTTCGTCCGAAGGTTCTTGTCCTGCGACGGGGTCCGGTCCGCTGAAAAGCGGACGGGCTCCCAGTCGTGGGAATCCGAATCCGAGGACGGCGCGTGCGAGGCCAGCATCTGCCGCGACGGCGCGACGATGCAGTTTGCGAGCGACGAGGAAGCTCGCAATGCGTCGAGCATCGCTTTGTGCAGTTGGTCGCGCGACTCGTATGGCTCGTGCAATACCCTGCCAGCCGACCAGGTTTTTCTGGTCGTCTCGGAGGGTATTGTACTGGATTTGCAGGACCACGTGCGTTCCCTGATAGATTCGTACGTCGAAGGTGCGTCCATAGACATGGACCATCGCGACGGGCGAAGATATCTTGTTGAACGCCGTGGATAATGCAGTCCCCAGCGAGTTGCGCGGACTTGGGTCGTTGACTCCTGTGACTGCCTCCATGGTCCAGAGGGCTCGTGATCGGATGGCAGCTTCGTGCTGCCCCCGCATCGCGCGCCCAATGCCCAGAACGGCATGATCGGAGTCGACCCGTGCACAGGCGTGCTCGGCTCGGACCTTGGCGTCTCGATGACCGAGCGCCTTCTTGACGCTTTCCCGGAAGCGGGTGCGGAGCACCGCCGAAACCCTGTTCTTCTCCGAAGTAATTCGGAGACGGGTTTCTGCGGTGCACTGGTCTCGAGCTGCTTTTGTAGCTTCGTAGACCACCGCACGCGCAACCGTGGAAGCGTCGTGAAGGCGCTCGCGAGTGACGCCTCGGCCCCATTGCGAGTCTCTTCGTCGCCCTGCGCCTGTAGCCGCGAGCCGGCGTTCGTGCGCCCACCGCTTGACGCCCGCAGGTCCCTCGAAGACGGCAGCGTGCAGGAGTGCGAGTAATCGCATGACTGCACGTTGCGCTTCGACCCTGCGGTCGTTGAACGGTGTGCGACCGAACGCGAGGGTATGGGCCGTCTGCAGAACAGTGATGTTCCGCGAGGCGAACCGTACCCCGTCGGTGAGCGGCGACCAGGCGCCGGTGAGTGCACCCTCGGCTTCGAGTACACCCACATGCGCGCGCACGACCTCCAGGCGATTCCGAATTTCTCGGATCGCCCGGTCGCGCCGGACGGCGCGCGCTTGGCTGGTGGTGAGGAGAGTACCGGTTCGTGAATCTCGAATCCCCTCGCGGGTTTTCTTGATTGCACGACCGGCGCCCGACTCCCATTGGTCGAGCTGCGCCCTCCAGCGCGCTTGTGGTGTCTTCGACACCTTGCCACCAGGCTGTCTCGTTCCCTTCCTTCCCCCTCTTTTTGAGGTTGGGCGGTCTGCTGATAGTACAGCAGCCAGACCCACCCACCACTCCGTGCCAATGACATGTGCATTGGCGGCGCCCTGTACTAGGCTGTACAGGGAGGAGTGGAAAGCGGATCTGGTCTTTCGGGACCGGACCGCGGATGTTGGAGTCGAGATGAG